GGTACAACAGCAGATACATTCTATGCAAAAGTAAGAGCAGACAATGACACAGATGCTAGTTATTCTGAATGGACAGGTATCGTTAGTGTTGATTGTGACTATGGTTCTACTCCTACTACAACTACTACAACATCTACTACTACTACGACTACTACAACTGTACCTCCTAAACCAGAACCTGAGCCAGAACCTTATGTAGAACCTGAGCCATTACCTCCACCACCTGAAGAAATTATTGTAGATGTAAAAGTAGAAGGTGTCGATAAGACCTATACACAAGCAGATGTTAATGATGGAACTATAGAGCGTGACCAAGAGCGTATAGATAATGAGGATATGTTTGGTTGCTTTATGACTAATGCACAGATAGATCGCGGCGATTGTGTCATTATAATAGAAGAAGAAGAAGTTTTTGAAGATGATATTATAGAAGAAGAAATTATTATTGTTGAAGAAAAGGTAATTGTTGAAGAAGAAGTTAAAGAAGATGTGGAAAACATCTTTCCTGAGGATGATGATGATATATTCGACATACTCCCAGAGGAAATATTTGAAGAAGAAATTATTGTATTTGAAGATGAAATACTGGAGTTTGAAGAACTACCTATTGAGTTTGAAGTTATTGAATTTGATATGGAAGATATTGCACCCACAGTCGTGGTGGAAATACCAATACAGGATGAAATTATAGAGGAAGTTATAGATGAAGAAGTTGAAGAAGATGTCGAGGAAGTTTTGGATGAGCCAATACAGGAAGATGTTGAGGAGGAGCCAGAACTTACAGAAGAAGAAATTGCAGAAGAAATTGAACAAATACAAGAAATCGTCGAGATACCTGAAAGTTCCACCGAATTAGAATTTACTGAAGAAGAGTTTGAAGAAGCCGTTGAAGAATATGTAGAAGAACTTGAAACTGAAGAAGTCATTGAAGTACTAGAAGAAGTTAATGATGTTGGTGTGCAAAATCTATCCCAAGTCACAGAGGAAACACAGGAGATCATACAAGCAGTAGTAGAAGAAGCTATAGAAGATATTGAAGAACTTACTGAAGAACAAATAGAAGTTGTCGCTGAAGTACTTCAAGTAGAAGCAGAGGATGTAGAAATAATAGCTGAGTCTGTTAAAGATGATGAAGTTATAGCTGAAGCAGTAGAAGAATATGTTGAAAGAGCCGTAGAAAACGCTGAAGTAGAAAATTATACACTTGCTGATGTTGTTACAGAAATATCTTATGAATCATTCATAGAAAATCCTATAGAGACCTTCGTAGATTTTAATAATTTAGGTGACATAACTGTTGCAAACATAGGAGATGATATGACACAAGATCAGAAGGAAAAAGCACAAGAAGTTGTAGTGCCAGTTATTTTGACTAGAATAGCTACTATGGCAGCTTTCGTATTTAGGAGAGGTAATGTTTAAAAAACTATGGAAATGGTTTGTTGAAGCATTAAAAGAAACATTAAACCTTAGTTGGACTTTGGTTGGTTTAGTAATTGCAACTTTGACTTTGACTGGAAGTGCTCAACAAGTCACAGGGTTGGCAACCGTTATTACTTTAGTAGTTTGGTTATTAACTTTGGGATTTAGAAATGGCAAATAATAAATGTACATGCGAAATACTCTGTTGTCAATGCGCAGAGCATTGTCCAACAAGGAAAGGTAAATAATGAAATTGCAAGTTATTAGAACTCAGCTAGGCAAAGATGCCACGAATGGTCTTTTGTTTATTGATGGTATTTTTGAATGTTTTACATTGGAAGATCAGTATCAAGAAACAAAAGTTATGCATGAAACTTGCATACCTGAAGGAGAATACGATATAAAATTAAGAACAGTTGGCGGTTTTAACGAAAGATATACTAAAAAATATCCTACGTTTCACAGAGGTATGCTCTGGCTTCAAGATGTTCCTGGATTTGAGTGGATCTTAATACACCAGGGGAACACCGACGAGCACACTTCAGGTTGTCTTATTGTCGGGAATTCTCAACAAGATTTAGATGTCAATTTTAATGGTATGGTCGGCTCTAGCGCAGATGCGTACAAGAAACTATATAGAAAAGTTTCTGGAGCCATACTTAAAAATGAAAAGGTCACAATAGAATACAGTAAAATAATGTTAGACAAGGAGGAGAGAACTTCTTGTTGTGGTTGTGAAAAAATAGATAATATTCTAGATGGTGTAAACCAGATAGAAAATAAGTTAAAATTAAGTAAATTAATAGAATAAAAGGAGAAATATGTCAGAAGAACTTAAAGACATGCTTGAAAGAACCAGTTGGACCTTCATTGAAGCGTTCATTGGTGCGTTAACAGTTGCTCCTCTAGTTGGTGTAGATGCTGAAGTACTTCAGTTAGCTGCATTAGCTGGTGGTGGTGCTGCTTTAGCGGTAATTAAAACTTACGCTAAAAAGCAGGTGACTAAATAATGCCTAAATATGGTTCAAAAAAGTTAAAGAAAAAAGCTAAAACTGGCGGCTTTAAAAAGAAATAAAAAAAGAATCCTGAGCTATTGCTAGTCCAGGATTCTTTTACGTACATAACAAAGAGAGTAGTTATGTTAAGTGTATTATATTGTATTAAAAAGGAATGTCATCCTTATTTTCTACTTTAGTTTTGCCTACTGTTGGAAAGGTTTTGACAATGTTTAGGTATTCACTATCTTCTTCCTTATCTAACTCAACACCGATGTAAGCACCAATGTATTCGTTAGGGTCAAAAGATACGTCTCCTTCAGATACTTCTATCTTAAGAGCCTTCATAACCTCTATCATTTTCCATTTGGAATTCTTAGTAAACATTGTCCACATTTTAAATGTAACGCCTTTTACTTCAATTTCCCAAACCCAACCTTCGTTGTCAGATGCACTTAAGTGATCTTTCACAGAAAGAATTTTACCCTCGTAATCTCCTGCTTCTAAATCGAACTTAGCTGCACCTTTCAGGTCGTCTTCAGCTATTCTTATTTTCTTGGCTTCCACCATTTTTAACCTCCAATTGGTTGTAGAGAAAGTAATCATCTTGTGCCCATAGGTGTAAACCTAAACCTACTCTCATAGCGCAACGCTTATGAGCATCAGATATAGCAAGTTTTAATCTCTCGCCATTGTTCATTCTTTCTCCTGTTTTCTTATTTGTTAATTTATATGGTTTATCAACTGAGCCGCTTTCCTCCATTACTATTTCTTTACCATCAATAGTAAGTGTTAAACGTAAAACAACACCAGTCAATGTATGACCATACTCTTTATGTTCATCATAGATTTCTCGTACGACAGTTTGTCCGTAAGGACCACAATGCAACAACAATCTTTGTGTGACGGCACTATGCTCCACATAGTCGCCAAACTTTCCTGGTGCTGCACCTTTAATTAAACCAGCAAATGGTTTAGCTAAATTTTTAAGATCTAACATATCTATCTCCTTCTTCCATACTTGTAGCCCACTTAGGAGCAGATGCAGTATTACAATTTATTATTTGTAAACTTGCATTCTCTGCAAAATTGCGCTCTAAGAAAGTATCTCGTATAACTTCAGTTCTACGACCTCTTTTAGCTGCTATTGCATCTAAAGCTCTTAACTTAGGAACAAAAGTAGGACCAACAATTGCACACAATGTCTGCACTTGGTCATCAGTTATGTCCTCTAACAACCACCTAAAAAAATTAGGTAGTTCTGGAACTTTATACTTGTATGATTTAGAAGTATGAAAAACTGTATCTCCTAATTTATAAGAGCCTTTCTCTGAAACATCTTTACTAATAAAAACGTCAGCATAACTCTTAACTTTCTTTGTAGCATCTTGCGCACTAGATATGGGTAGTCTTGCAACTACTAAATCTTCTAAAGGAGCAGAACTAATAAATTCTCCAACTTCAGTATTTTCCATTTCATCTGCACTATAAACTTCTTTAGATAAATCTAAAGCGTCAGCTACTGATTTTATATTTTCCATATTTCCTCCAAAACCACTATATATGGTGTCAGTTTATAAACATTATAAAATTGATAAATTATCCCAACCATCTTTGCTTATAGTTAGCGTTAGGACACCAGGATGCGCCCACAGACCTGTCCTTGCCGTGAAATCAAGGCTTTTGTCGATAGCTGGACATTGAAACCAAGTTCTATCTCCTTGTTGTAGAGAGCGAAAATGGTGATAGTGAGCAGATATTAAAATATTGCTCTCTCCTGGCGGTAAAAAGCCAAACATTTGACCTTTCCACCAATTTAGTATTTTAGTAGTAGGATCTCCGCCACCACCAGTCATGTGTCCGTGAGTAAAAGCTACTTTTTGTCCGTATATATCTAATACTTGATGAAAATCTGTTGCTACGTCTACTTTTACTTTTTTATAGCGTGGATTTTGAGCCATTATCTCTCCACATATTTCTAAATGCATAGTATCACTATTGTCTAAGCGTGAAGTAGTTACATTTCCTTTCCCAGAGCGTGACATTTCACCGTGATTTCCTGGTACTCCAGCTAAAACAATGTCATCTACTAAAGGTAAGAATGTATCTACACATCTCATAATTAATTTTCTAGCTAAATGATATTGTTCTTTGAGCGACAATTCTATGTTGTGAGGTTGCGAATCATAAAAACCGTGGCAATTTTCTGTAAGATCGCCCATTCCTACTAAGTAAACTGATTTAATTTTTACTCCAGATTTCCTTAGGTCTTTTATTCTTTTAACTGCAGAAGTCAAACCTAACTCTAATCTTTTCACAGTAGCTTCTACTCCTAGATCAGATTTTCCTAACTGCCAATCTGCAAGCATAAACATAAAAGCAGTATCGCCGCCTCTTTTTTTAACTTTTAACTTAGGTTTCTTGCCCACTTCTTTAAAAAGTTCAGCAACATATTCATCTTTGAGAGGATTTTTTTTGCGAACTATACCTTTAAAAGCATAGAATGTTTCAACAATTCCGCCTTTCAATTGAGTATTCCAGCTCGATGCTTTTACTACGCCATCTATTTCGTAATGTTCAGGGTCAAAGCCCCATTGTTTTAGTATGTTGTCGAAATTGTCTTTGTAATTTTTGTCTGTACCAACGTGAGTTATTTCACCAACACCAATAGATTCTTCAAATTCATATTTGGGTTGCCAACCACTTGGATAATAATTATTTCCTAAGTCTTGATCTTTCGGCATCGTACCTCCAGCGTTTATTCTTTAAAATTAAAGCCTTGAAACATTTTCTCTATTTCATACTTTAACTCTGCCTCCGCTTTACTGGTAGGATACCTACCTGGATAATTTACTGAGTTCTTTTGAATTATTTGTTCAGTAATGTATAATGCGCTATTTATAGTGGACATTAAGAAATCAGAATCCATAGTTTCTCTTATTTGTATGTACAATCCACAAATAATCATAAGTACGTCTTCTGCGTTAACACCTTCTTCAAATTTTTCTACTGTCTTTTTATAATTATTTAAAATTTCTGTTGCAAATGGTGTAATTTCAAAAGGATTGAAATCTTCTTCGCCTGAAAAAAATGATTCGTTTATATCTGACATATTGATAGGATAGCATAACTAAAGTTATTGGAGGATAATGAATAATACTTTAAAAGATTCGCTTGACATAATGTGCACAGTATGGGCTAACAATGGAGGTGGCTTTGCTTACATATCAGAGAAGAATGGTCAATGGAAAGATCACAAAATAAATTGGGCGAACTATGTCAAATTAAAAAACTTTGTTTACAAACAAAATCCAGAGTCAGATATTTATTGGACACCGCTTTGTTTTGAAGATAATAATTCTAGGAAAGCTATCAATGTTAAAAAAGAACAAGGTTGTCTTTTTGTTGATGTAGACGAATTAAATGTTGAATGGAAAGGTGGCATTAAATTAGCACCAGAGCCATCAATAGTTTGGACTACAAGCAAAACAAGATGGCAAGCAATTTGGTTGCTTGATGATTTAATTACTTTAAAAGAGCAGCAAGATATGAACAGAAGGTTGGTGTATCACATAGATGCAGACAAAGGCGCTTGGGACGCTGCAAGAGTACTTAGAGTTCCTGGATCTATTAATGCTAAAAGAAATGGTGTGGTTGGTAAGATAAAGAAAATGGATTTTGATTGTTACTACACTCTTGATGATTTTGATGCAATACCAAATGTAGCAGACACTACTGTCGTTGATAAAAAATTGCCTGAAAAATTGTCGCAGTTTAAAATTAATGATTTACCTTTGGAAGTACAGTATTGGGTAACAATGACACCTGAAGAATACAGAAGTCATAACGACATAGATAGAAGTGATTTAATTTATAAGTTATCTATAAAATTAATAAAGAACAAATTTTCTGTTGAAGATACATTTTCTATACTGCAGGGCACACAATTTAATAAATTTAAAAATAGACCTGAAACTTTAATTAAGGAAATACAAAAAGCAGAACTTGTAGTTAACAGGTAGTTACATTTCCTTACCAAGAGAATTTAAAGAAAGCTATTTAAAAAATAAAAAAAATATATAGTGTGCTGATCTCTCAACACACTACATATTAATTATTTTTTTATACTTTTATTTTCTTATTTGTGACAATGCTAGGTAATCCAAATCCAAAACAGTCCCAACATACTTTGTTAATGTCATCTACTGTTGCATTTTTCATATCAAAGTTCATATCAAATGGTGCAATAATTTTAAGTATTAATGCTTTGATACTGTCATCTACATATTTACTTCTGCTATAACCACTTTT